GTTCTATTTTCAATACCGATGGCGCTGATTATTCAATTAAGTTACCTTTTGAGAATTTATTGTTTAGCAAATTTACAGGAACTGATTTGCAAGTTGGCTATGCTTTAAAATCAGATTTAACTCCTTACGCACCAAAACCAATTATTTTATATTTAACGGAAAACAAAGCAGGAACTTTATATTTTAATAACGGTGCAACGACTACGAATATAAATCAATTTATGAACTTTGGTCAAGATTGTATCGACACTGCCGATTTAACAAATAACACTTTGAATTGGGGTATTGAAATTAGTTCTTACTTTTTAGAACCTATTAATAATTCATTATTTAATAACTACTATTTAGCTTACTTGAATAACTTGTATAGTTTAAAATCAAGAATGGTAAAAGTTAAAATGCGTTTGCCTTATTTAGAATTGTTAAATTTAAAATTAAACGACAGAGTTGTTATTAGAGATAAAAGATATATTATAAATCAATTCACTACTGACTTAACAACCTTTGAAAGTGATTTTGAATTAATACAAGATTTTAGAAGTATAAACTTTGATAATGGTACTTCAAGAGGAGTAAGCAATCAAGCAGTTATATTTGATGTATTTTTAACTTCAAAAGAATTATTGACTTGGACTATTATAGACGATGTTAGTAGTATGTTAAATCCAATTAGTTTTAATGAGTTTAGTCTTAAAATTAATGTTAAACAAAACACAAGTGGTCTGCAAAGAACTGCAGCTATATTAAGTAATAAAAATGATTTAATTACAATAACACAAGATGCTTAAATTAATATTAGAAATGCTACCCTTGTTAAAAGTACAAGATAGCGAAGCGATTGCAATAGCAAAAGGAAAATACAAGATGCCCGAAAACTTTAAAGAATTAAAACAAACAATAAAATGGCAATTAAGAAAACAATAGAAATTGATGTAAGTACAATTCAAGCCGTTGGTGGTTTAGATAACCTTTCAAAGGCACTTGAAAAAGTAGACGCATCGGCAAAAGGTGTTGAAGCTACATTTGAAGAAGTTTATGGTGATTTAAAACCTTTGACTGCAAGAATGGGTGAAGCTGAAGATAGACTTTACGAGTTAGCTTTAGCGGGACAAAGTGCAAGTCAAGAATATAAAGATTTATTAGTTTCGGTAGGTCAATATAGACAAGTTCAAATGAAAACAGATTTGGTTGTTGACGCTGCAGCAACTACTTTTGATACAAAACTTGGTGGCGCTTTACAAGGTGCTACTTCTGCCTTTGCAGGTATTCAAGGCGCTATGGCTTTAACAGGTGGGCAAAGCGAAGAACTTGAAGCTGCTATATTAAAAGTTCAAGGCGCTATGGCACTTGCTGAAGGTGTTCGTGGTATTCGTGAGGGTTCGGTTGCTTTTCAAGCATTAGGTACTTCTGCAAAAACTGCTTTAGCGGGAATAAGAACAGGAATTGCTGCAACAGGTATTGGTTTATTAGTAATTGCTTTAGGTGCTATTGTTGCATATTGGGACGATATTAAAGAAGCGGTTAATGGTGTAAGTAGTGAACAAGAAACTTTAAACCAACAATCTCAAACTAATTTAAATATTGAGCAAGAAAAATTAGACGTTATCGGTGGGCAAGATAATATTTTAAAACTTCAAGGCAAATCAGAAAAAGAAATATTAAAAATAAAACTTGCACAAACAGACCAAGTAATAAAAGCGTCTGAAATTCAAATTGAACAATCAATAGCTACTGCAAAAGCACAAACTGAAGCAGCTAAAAGAAATCAAGAAATTTTAGCAGGTGTTTTAAAATTTTTGAGTTTGCCTTTAACAATGATTTTAAAAACTGTTGATGCGGTAGGTGCTGCATTAGGTAAAGATTTTGGTTTAGAAGATAAAGTATTTAAAGGTTTAGCTTCATTTGTTTTTGACCCTAAAGAAACTCAAGCAGAAGGTGATAAAGTAGTTGCAGAACAAAGAAAAGCATTAGAGAAATTAAAAAACGATAGAGCAGGTTTACAACTTTCAATTAATAACATTGATAAACAAGCAAGTAAAGAAGCTGCTGATAGACGCAAAGAAACTGCAGACAAAAATAAAGAAGCAAAAGATAAAGCATTACAAGAAGAAATAGATGCTTTAAACGAACAATCTAAAATTCTTGCACAAGGTCGTGAAATAGCTAAAGCAAATGACGAAAAAAGAATAGAAGATTTAAAAGCGTTTGGAGAAAAGAAAACAGAAGAATTAAATAATCAATTAGCACAACAAGAAGCTATAAGACAAAAAGAATTAGAAAATGAACAAATTCTTTCTGATGGTAAAAAAGCAATTCAAGAATCTTCATTTGCGGTTGTTGAAAGTGGTTTGGGTTTACTTAAAACTTTGTTTGAAAAAAATAAAGGATTGCAAAAAGCCGCATTGATTGCTGAAAGTGCTATTGGTATTTCTAAAATTGTAATTAACACACAAGCCGCAAACGCTGCAGCAAGATTAAAATATGCTTTAATTCCCGGTGGTGCTGCTTTAGCTGCTGCTGAAATTACTTTAAACAGAATTGGTGCAGGTATTGGTATTGCTACAAATATAGCTGCTACTGCAAAAGGTTTAAGTGCTTTAGGTGGTGGAAGTGCAAAGGGTGGAAGTTCAAGTGGTGGCGATACAGGTGGTGGAAGCGCTCCTACTATGGCTGCTCCAAGTTTTAATGTTGTAGGAAATAGCGGAGTTAATCAAATTGCACAAACGTTAGGCGCTCAACAACCCGTTCAAGCGTATGTAGTTGCTAACAACGTAACAACACAACAAGCGTTAGATAGAAACATAGTTAGAAACGCAAGTATTGGATAATGTAAACAAATTTGTTTACAAAAAAACAATTTAATTAAAACTTAATTTTTAAAATAAAACAAATGAATCTAATAGAATTAATTATAGACGACAAAGAAGAAATGCAAGGTGTAGAAGCTATTAGCGTAGTTGAATCACCTGCTATTGAATCCGATTTTGTAGCGTTAAAGTCTGAAGAAATTAAACTTGCTGAAATAAATAAAGAGAAACGTATTTTAATGGGTGCGGTTTTAATTCCTGAAAAGCCAATTTACCGACGTAATGGCGAAGATGAATACTATATATATTTTTCAAAAGATACTGTCGTAAAAGCGTCTCAGTTGTTTTTAAAGAATGGCAATCAAGGAAATTCAACATTAGAACATTCAAAAGTTATTGAAGGTTTAACAGTTGTAGAATCTTGGATAGTTGAAGATTTAACTAAAGATAAAAGTGCGTTGTATAATTTAAACGTTCCACTTGGTACTTGGATGGCAAGTATAAAAGTTGACAATGACGAAATTTGGAACGATTACGTTAAAACAGGCAAGGTAAAAGGTTTTAGTTTGGAAGGGCATTTTGCTGACCAATTAGAAAAGAAAAAAGAATTAAGCAAAGTACTTACTGAAGAAGAAGAACTAATTGAAAAAATTAAACAAATTTTAAATAACGTTTAATGGCTACAACGAATAATACCGCTTATAAAGTTCACGTTCAAGAAACAACTCAAACCGAAGTCGACAATGTAAATATCGAACAAGGTGCTATGCTTGTAACCGATGAAGCATTATTTATGGGTTTCAATGGTGAACAAGTTAGAGTATATCCACCTCAATCAGGCAATATGGGTTTAGGTTGGGCAAGATATGATGACACACAATATACAAGTGCTTCACCTTTTAATTTTACTACAACTGCTTTTACAGTTCCAAACAATAAAGGTTTTGTAATTGACACAAATATAAATTCTGCAATAGATTATTATTCAGGCAATAAATTAAGAGCAGAGTTTGAAAACGATGTATATATAGTTACAATAGCATTTAAATCACAAATAAGCAACGCAAACGGATACATTGATATTTATCTTCAAGATGGCGCTTACGACAGAGTACGTGATATTATAACATTCCCAAAAGGAAACAACGTTGAACATACTTATTCAAAAACTTTTCAATACTATGCAGACGCGGATACAGTTGCAAATGGTTTAAGCGTTAAAATGTTACCAAGTCATTCAGGACATATACACGATGTAATATATTTTATTCAAAGAACACAAAACAATAAATACTAATATGAGCAAACAAACTAAAAGCAGAACAAGCCCAAAGGGCGGAAACAGAGGTTGTCTATGTGCAGACAGTACCTACAGTAAAGAATGTTGTAATGGTGATTTACAAAATCAAGGAATTGGTTCAACAGTAGGTCAAAACGCAAATTCAACAATTACAAATGTTAACGAGCCAAGAACAATAGTGCGAGTTAGTAACTAATTGTTAAAAATGTAACAAAACTTTATAATATTAATTTTAAAACAAAAATCAAATGAGTACGTTAAAATCCGTAGGTAACAAATTATTTAAAACTGATTTAGCTACACAAAAAGTTAATTTATCTTTAGTAGATGATGCTAAAAAATTAAGTGATGAATATTACACTAAAACAGATACTTTAAACTCAAATATTAAAGGACTATCTGCTGAAGCTAAAGCTATTTTTGATAAAATAGAATATATAGAAAATGTAGCTTCAAAAATGCCAAAAGTAGCAGATGGAATTAATAAAATGGCTAAAGATTTAGGTATAGGTATAGAAAATGTACCTGAATATAATTCTTTAAATTTAGCTATAAAAGAAGTTAAAAAATATTCAGATTTAAAAAATAAAATAAAAGCATTATTTTAAAATAAAGTATTTAACTAAATTAAATATAAATATGTCAAATGTAATTAACCAAATTAAAACCTTATTGGGAATGGAAGTAAAACTTGCTCAAATGGCTTTAGAGAATGGTACTATTATCGAAGCTGAAATGTTTGAAGCAGGTGCAAGTGTTTTCATCGTAAACGAAGAAGATAGAATTGCTTTACCTGTTGGAGAATATAAGTTAGAAGATGGTATGATTTTAATCGTAGCCGAAGAAGGTATTATTGCTGAAATCAAAGAAATGGAAGCACCGGTTGCTGAAGAAGCACCTGCTGAAGTAGAAGTTGAAGTAGAGCAAGAAATGGCCGAAGTAAAAGAACCTAAAAGAGTAATTGAATCAGTTACTAAAGAAATGTTCTTTGCTGAAATCGAATCTTTAAGAAAAGAAATCGAAGAATTAAAATTAGCTAAAGTTGAAGTTAAAGAAGTAGAATTATCTGCTGAACCTTTAACACACAATCCTGAAGCTACAACTAAAAGAGAATTACATACTTTCTCACAAAATAGAACAAAAACAACTTTTGATTCTGTATTAAACAAAATTTCAAACTTTAAATAATTAAAAAATGGCGACTACAACTTCTATTACAACTACTTATGCGGGTCAGTTTGCAGGGAAATATATTTCTGCTGCTTTATTGTCTGCCTCTACTATCGAAAACGGTGGTATTGAAGTAAAACCAAACATTGCTTTTAAAGAAGTAATTAAAAAATTAGCAACTAACGATTTAGTTAAAGATGCTACTTGTGATTTCGATGCAACTTCTACAGTTACTTTAACTGAAAGAATCATCACACCTGAGGAATTTCAAATCAATTTACAACTTTGTAAAAAAGACTTCCGCAGCGATTGGGAAGCTATTGAAATGGGATATTCTGCATTCGATTCAATGCCTCCTTCTTTTCAAGATTTCTTATTAGCGCACGTTGCTGCTAAAGCTGCTCAAAACAACGAAGTATCAATTTGGAGAGGTACTACTGCAACTTCAGGTCAATTTGACGGATTCGTTACTTTAGCTACTGCTGATGCAACTGTTATCGACGTAGTTGGTACTGCTGTAACTGCTGCTAACGTTATTGCTGAATTAGGAAAAGTAGTTGATGCTATTCCTGCTGCTTTATACGGAAAAGAAGATTTATATATCTATGTATCTCAAAACGTTGCTCGTGCTTACGTTCGTGCTTTAGGTGGTTTTGCTGCTTCAGGTTTAGGTGCTAATGGTACTAACGCTCAAGGTACACAATGGTTTAACAACGGAAGTTTATCTTTTGATGGTGTTAAAATATTTGTTGCAAACGGATTAGCTAATAACTATATGATGGCTGCACAAAAATCTAACTTATACTTCGGTACAGGTTTATTATCTGATCATAATGAGGTTCGTGTGATTGATGAAAGCGAAATTTTAGGCTCACAAAATGTAAGAATCGTAATGAGATTTACTGCAGGTGTTCAATACGGAATTGGTTCTGATATCGTTCTTTACACTCCTGCTTAATTTTAAGCAAACTAAACTTCAAGGGGTGGTGAAATAAACGCCACCCTTTTTTTTAATTAACTAATAAAAATATATACATATGGCTTGTGATTTATCAAGTGGAAGATTAGAAGTATGTAAAGATTCAGTAGGTGGCTTAAAAGCGGTTTATTTCGTTAATTACGGAGACGCAACAGGTTATACTTACGATGCTACAAATACCGATGTAATCGATGCAGTATTAGGAACTCCAACTGCTTACAAATACGATTTAAAAGGTGCTTCTACATTTACACAAAACGTAAA